GTTCCGACGCTGTTTGTCACCGGCCCGAAGATCAGGTTGTCGTAGGACGAAGTGTTGGCAACGAGCGTGGCTGTTGCCGCCCCGGACGTATAGGCCGTGACCCGGACCCGAACCTGCCGGAAGCCCGCGCACATGCCGACCCACGCCCCGGCGGTGGTCCCCGCCACTGCCGCGACATACAGCACCGACGCGACGTTGATCGGACGCATGGGGATCAACGTCCAGTTAGTCCCGTCAACCGTTCCCGATACCTCGACCGTCATGGAAAACGTGCCGCGCAGGTCCAGTGTGACCGTGGCGCATCCGTCCGAGACAATAACCGCCTCCGCGTTCAATGCGCCCAGCGTCGCGGTGGCGAAGATCGCCTCCCGTGGGTGCAGGGTGGCGTTGCGCAGGTCGGTAGAGAGCTTTGCCATTATGCCGCCATCCAGTTCAGCTTGATTTCGCCCCGCTGCGGGGTGGAAAACGCCATTTCCACGGCAATCTGATCCGTTCCCGGCGTGGCGCTCATGCTCACAAGGTCCAGCGTTTCCGCGTCGTTTTCGTCACTGTCGACATGGGGGCCAACCCCGAGAAGAACGACGCTGGATGCAGTGACCCCGGCAGCCGCCACGGTTTCTGACCATTCCAGCCGGTTGTTTGGCACGGTGACGATTACCGACCCCTTGACCGGGATTGCCGCAAGCGCCGCCGCAAGTCCCGTGATGGTGCTGATGTCCTGTGTGTGGGCATCCGGCGGGAACGTTGAGGGCTTGCCGGTGATGTCTCCCCATGCGACCGATCCGCCACCGCCGCCAGAAGGCGCGAAGCGCCGGACCAGCGCCCGCGCTTCGGAGTTGTCCCGGCCCTTCATCGCAGCCCACTCGCCCGATAGGTCAGTTGCACGGCCTGCGCCCTGCGCCAGTCACTCGCCGCTGGCATTCGCGCCGCAAGCCGCATTTCCTTGCCATCGGCCCGCAGCGGGACCGCCCCATTCACCCCCGGCGCGCCATAGGCCGAAACCGTCTCCATGCGCTGATTGTCAGCCGCAACCGCCGCGATCTGCATGGTCCAGTCGGAAGCTTCCACGACGGCCTGCGCCTCACTCACGAAGGCCCGGCTGCCCGGCGCAGGCTGGAATGCCCCCAGCTCCCAATCCGCCTGCAATGCGTCCCCGTTGAAGGTGTTGTATGTCGCTGTCGCCCCCGACGAGATGAACACCCCAAGCACCCGGTCCCCGGCCAGCCATATCTCGCTATCCATCGAAGGCGTCACGTCTTCCAGCGTGGCAAAAAGCGCATCGAGGTCTTCCAGCGATGTTGCATCAAGCCGCGACCCCACCAGCCAGTCCGAAGTCACCGTAGCCGTGGAAAAGCGGTTCTGTTCCCACGAGTAGACCAGCAGCCGGTCATAGGCGGCGGACCCGACCGACCGGAAGGACCATACGATACTCCGGTTTGCCCAATCCACCGCCGCCTGCGTCCGGGAAATGGCGCTGTTGTCCACCTCTCCGAAAAACCACTTGTTCACCTTCTGGCTGCCAATCGGCACGAATTCCGAGCCGTTGGTCATCCAGAACCCATCCTGGCTCAGGAAGTAGGTCTGCGAGCCGATGGTTGCCAGACTGAACGGCGCGATGCAGCCCCGATCCTCCGAAACCACCGAAACCCGCCAGACGGTCGGCGGCCCGACATACTGCACAAGCGAAATGCCGCGCTCCTGAAACACCATCGGGTAACGGCCACCAACCAAGGCGGTGATCGGCCCAAACCGGGGATCAAGATCGGCGTATCCGGCCTGCGTCAGCCGATCAGCGGCCCAAGTCGTCGCGGGGCTGTTGAAGCTGGACCATTGAATGCGCGTCGGCGCGCCGTCGATATAGCCCAGCATCAGGAAGTCGGCGAACCGCTCGCAGTACCGCGCCTTGGGCGGGCTTCCGGGCAGGGCCGACCATGACACATCGCTGTCAACATCGGTCAGATAGTAGGGATCATTCGCCAGTGACGTTGCAAAGATGAAGTCGTTGAACTGCGCGAAGTCCCAGAATTCCCCGTCGATCACCGACGCCACCACCGCCGTTTCCGTCGCCGCGCTGCCCACCCGGGCAAAGAGCCTTGTCTCTGACCCACCGACGATCAGAGGCGAGCCATCATTGCGGAAAAACAACGTTGCGCCTCGCACCGGCCCCAGGAACGTGCTTGCCGTTCCGCCGCCGGATTGAGTGACAGTGGTAGTCCGTTCATCCGCACCAAAGAAAGGGGCATAGCCACCCTCCGCCGGAATGCAGTTATTCGCCACGATGCAGCCGGGGTTGTTCTGCTTCGGAAAGGCGGGCAGAAACTCCCCAAGGGGCACCTCAATGACGGGCATCAGTCGCAACTCCTGATCCGGCCCGTCGCGGCCTTCTTGTTGCTCTCCGCCAGCAGATCATCCCACGCCGCGTCCTCAAAGACCTTGAACGCCTGCGCCCGCTCGCCATCCGACAGGAATTTCCTGCAAATGGCCGATGCCGCCGCGTTCTCGATCAACTCCTGCGCCTGATCGAACCAGACGCTCGTGTCCGTCGCCGACGATGGCACGACAGGCTTGCAGACAACCGACATGGTGAAGGCTTCCACCCCTGCTGGCACCGGCCAAAGCCCGATCTGCCCCGCGTAGAGCGTGAAATAGCTTGTCCGTCCCGCCGATCCCGTGGTGTCGAAAAACCGCTCGAAATCGCTGTAGTGGACCTGTTTCAGGTCGTCATAATCCGCCGTTCGCATGTATCGCACCGACTGGATATCCGACACGTCAACCGCCGTGCGCCCCGCCACGTCCTGCGGCCCGGCCCCGGTGGACAGGTCAACCGAAGAATACCACGCCTGCGCCGCAACGCTGGTCAAGGTCACGGCCCGGACCTCGTGCAGCCACGTCACCCGCCGGTTATAGCGGGAGATGGAAAGCTGAATTTCGCGGTCGATCTGTGCGCTAAGGTCGGACCTTGCAAGCTGGTCCGCGACCCGGTTCCGCACGTCAAGAAAGGTTGTCATCTTTCACCTTGCGCGGGCGGCCCCGCTTGCGCTTTTCGGGCGCAGGCTCCGGGTCTTCCGTGGAAACAGGCGGCTCTGCAACCGCCTGTTCCGTGTTCAAGGTCCGGCGCAGTTCCTCACGCGCCAGAAGGGCTTGCCGCCGCCGCATCAGGTGCCAGCCATCACGACCCAGTTGGTGCCGTCAGACACCAGCAGGGCCCAGTTGCCAGCCGTGCCAGCGGCAATGGCCGTTCCCGCCGCGCCGCCCGCCTTCGGAACCACGTTCGACGTGGCCGAGTTGAGGGCCTGCGCCTGCGTGGTCTTCATCAGCAAGATGCGCCCCGCATTCAGCGCCGCGCTCGGCAGGGTCGCCGAACAGGCCGAACCGGACTTGTTGTTGATGATGACGGTTTCGGTGTCCGCGACGGTAAAGTCAGCCGTCTTGGTCACAGGGGCCGTGGTGAACAGAGCGCCAAGCGATTTCAGCGCACCCACCGAAACCGTCTGCTCTTTCATCACGTCCCATACATCGCCGAGAGGCATCAGTAGCCGCCTTTCTTGCCGCCCTTACCGGACGCTTCCTTCGGGGGCTTGGAGTTGGTCTGCTTTCCCATGAGGGTATCTCCTTGTTGAAGGGGTCGGGCCATGACAGCCCGCCGATGCATCAGGTCGTCTGGCGGACGATGTACTGGACGTAGACCAGCGCCTTGCCCGTGGTGCTGTCCGTGTTCACGATGTCGCACGTGATCCGGGCGGGCTTCTCGAAGTAGAGGTTCGCAGCCGAAACCACGTCCCCCGCGATGTGCCCAACCGCAGCGTCGATATCCAAGGCGGTCTCGGTGAATGCGTTCGGGTCGGAGGTCAGGCCCCCTTCCGAACGGTCAAAGCCGATGTCCACCTGTTCGTTTCCGGTGCCCGACCATGCGGTCAGGATGCCGATGCCGGATGCCACGATCAGCGACCCGCCGGGCACGTAGCCCAGCTCGTAAACGCCGCTCAGGTCGGCGTTCGTGATGTAGCGGCTCAGGGTGTGCACCACGTTCTGGTGGACAACCTGGCCCTTGCCTGCGTGAAGTCCCATCTGTCAGCCCTCCTTAAGCCGCGACCGGACGCGCGGCATACGTCGAGACAACGATGGTCCCGAAGTCTTCCGCGTTGGTGGCCGAGTTGTCTTCCGGGATGTACTTGGTCTTCTTCAGACCCCAGATCGCCCCGGCGGCGACCCCGAACTGGTTGCCGTAGTCGAACATTTCTTCGACCCAGGTGTACTTGGTCGCACCGTTCTCGGAACCGAAGGCGATGGCCGCAGCCTGCGCCCCGCAGAGGACCGCGCGCCGGGTGTTGGCAACCGCCGTCCCCGCCGTCGAGTGGACGCCCTGGGTGACCCGTGCCGCCTTGTGCAGCACCACGCCGTTGTAGATCCCCAGAGCGCCGGTGAAGATCGGGTTGGACGCAACGTCACCCCCCATCATCGCGGCCTTCTGGATATCCTGCCATTGTCCGGCAGTGGTCGAGGTGCGCAGGTCGTAGACCTGATCGTCGTGCAGGAACATGACGTAGTAGTCGTTCCCGTCCTCGCTGATCGGGCGGATCATCGGCCCGGTGCTGGCTTCAATCGAGGCGGTTTCCGCGTAGTTGCGGGCCACGTCGATGTAAGTCAGGTCGAACTTGTCCGAGGTCGTCAGCGCCTGGTCGGTGGACTGGTTGCCCGCCCGGATGATCCGGTTGGTCGACGGGGCGATGACCGCGTTGTTGCCGGTGAACTTCGTATCCGAGATCGCGGTGTTCCCGCAAATCTGGTTGAAGAACGACACGTCCATGCGGCGCGCCCACCAATCGGCGAGGCGGTCGCGGGACACCCGGCGCAGGTTGTAGGGAACCCGCTGTTCCGTCATGCGGCCCTTGACGCGGGTCGCGTGGCGCAGCTGGTCGATGCGCAGGTTGTCGTCGTAGAACTGGAGGGCTTCCTCGTTGCCTTCCAGCGTGGCGTCGCCTTGGACGCCATCGCCCTGCATCTGGACGTTCAGCCCGCAGGTGATGTTGTCCCCGGCGGACTTTTTCAGGTCCACCTTTTCCATGATCAGCGAGTCCTCGGTCTGCCCGATGAACTTGCCGATGAACGTGCGCCGGATCGCCTCTGCCGCAAGGTCTTTCGACCAGACGGATACGGCCAAAGGATGGCCAACTCCGAAAGTTGTGGTAGCCATAGCAGGCTCCTTTTTGCTGATGTCAGATGAAGCTCACCATGACGCCGGAGCCGAGCGGGGCGCGTTTTACGTCTGCGCAGACGGGGACCGCCGAAGCGTGTCAGTCAGTTGTCAGTATGCGCCCTTGGGGAGCTTTGGTCAACGAGCCTAGCCGCCCATGACTTTCTGCATCATGGCGTCGCGTTCGGCCTTCGGCATCTTCGCCAGTTGGGCCTCGCTCATCTTCGCCAAGGTTTCGATGGTGACGCCGCCGTCATTCGACGGGCCGCCCGCCGTGGCCATGCTCTGCGTCTGGCGCTGCGCCTCAGCCAGGGCGTTGACCTGCGCCGCGGCCTGTGCCGGAACCGGATCACGGGCCGCCTGCGCCGGGGAATAGCCGCGCATCTTGGCGTAGCTGTAGAACAACTCGCCGGGGTTCTTGCCTTGGGTATAAGCCTGCGTGACGATGGCGCGCACATCGACCTCGATCTGCTGGTCGATCTGCTCCGGCGAATTGCCGTAGAAGGCCAGTTCCTCGCGCCGCACCTTCACCGCGTGCTGGAATGCGGGGTCATAATCCGGCACGGTCGCCTTGAACTGCATCACGTCCTGATTGACGCGCGCCATGATCTGCTGCTCTTGCGCGCGCTCCTGCGCCTGCCGGTCAGCTTCGGCCTTTTCGGCGGCGCGCTGCTTGATCTGGTCGATCTGGAACTGTTTGAACGCTTCGGGCTGCAAAACCGGGTCGGGGACCACGATTTCGGGCGGCGGGTTCAGCTTGGCCTGGATTTCGGCGAACTGCCGCTGCAACTCCTGGAACTGCCGTTCCGTCTCCTTCCGGCGTTCGCGCTCCTGGTGCAGCGCACCTTGCGGAACCATGCCCGGCGGGGGCTTGTCCGGCTCCGAAGCCTGGGTTTCCGCGACCGGCGCGGGCATTTCGGCGGGGGCCGGGGTTTCCGGTGCGTCGACAACGTCTGCAACGTCAACCTCGGGGCCGGTATCGGCCTTCATGGCTTCCATCGCCGCGCTTTCGTCGGCAGTCATCACATCGCTCATATTTCCCTCGTTTCGTGCGGGTTACGGGGCGCTGGCCGGGCGCGGTTGGGCCATTCCGGGCAGTGCCGGAGGTTGGATGGGCGTTGCGGCTTCGCGCTGCGCCTTGACCTGGTTCAGTATCGTCTGGCTCTGGTTTTCCTCGGCTTCGGACTGCGTTTTCTGCACTTCGGCCTGCGCGGCCTGCATTTGCAGCGCCTGCATCGGGTCTTGGCCTTGGTTTTTCTTCTGCTCTGCCGCCTTGGCGCGGACCTTTTCGGCGAAGGACGAAGGCAATGGGCTGTATTCCAGCACATCGGCCCAGTCTTCCAAGCCAAGCCCGCCCTGTTGCAGCACGGGCATCATCTTCTCGATCACCGCCCAGGCCCGCTCTTTCTCGTTCGGCGCGGCGGGGCTGTCGTCCACGATCACGTCGTATTTGCGCGTCCCGGTTTCGGTCGCCAGCGACACATATTGCGCCAGCCCCTCCCGGACGATCCGCACCAGCCTGCCGGTGGGCGCAATGTGGTCCCGCAGGAAGGACAGGATCACCTCGCCCTGCGTCTTGCGGTAGTAGCGCAGGCTGTCGAAGTAGGTCGCCAGCGTCGTCATGCTGGCCTGCTTGCGCTGCGCCTCCAGAATGCCGGCCTGCTGCCTGTCGGCCATGCCCATCAGCTCAAGCGAGACGCCCGACGTGTCCCGGATCGTGCTGATCGCGAACTGCGTCAACTGCATCAGCGCCGCTGGCATCTGCACCTGCGGCTTGGGCTGGATGCGACCGCCCGAAAGCGCGCCGTTCGCCACCGCAACCGCCGTATCAGCCGCCGCCCAGCCATCCTCGAAGGCCTGCGCGTCCAGAACCGCGCCCTGCTCATACATCACCCCGCCCTTGGCGTTGGAGTTGATGATGTGCAGCGTCTGGCTCAGCCA